ACTCAATGATTGAACGCTCACTTGCTTTTCATGGGGATGTTGCTAATAGATTAGGTGCGCTTGAGACCTTAAAGACGAAGGTTTTGGCTGTAGCTGGAGTCGTTGGGCTGGCCTGCTCAATGGGCTGGGATATACTTAAAAACCGCTTTAATTGATAGGGAGATAAAATGGCAACATTAGGAACGCAGAACATTTCAACCAGTTACGTCCAGCTAATGAAGACTAGCGGTCTTACTGGCATTGACGGCACGATCCAGACCATTACAGATGGCAATAATGTATCCTCTGCCCTTCAGCTATCCACAGGTGGCGTTAGCAGCACAGGCTCTCTTTCGGTTATTGGTGTGGCTACAGTTGGCAGTCTTGAGATTGGCGGTTCGGCAGGACCCACGATTACAAAGGTGTCCTATGGAACCGCAGCGTTTACTGGCTCTACATTCCAAGACCTAGACTCGGCTACAGCGGGATCAAATGTTACAACAGGAACATTTGCGGTAACAGGCGCAGCCTTGGGAGACATCGTCTTTGGTGGGCTTACATCAATTGGCTCAAGCACAGGAACAAACGCTACCTTGGCTCAAAGGCTCATTCCTTCGTTTAGGGTTGAATCGGCAGATACGATTCGATATGTAATACTTAATACAGATATAGTTTCCCACGGCACAACTCCCGCAGGAACGCTATACGCAACCGCAATGAGGTTTACAGCATGAGTAAATTTAACGCAGGTCAATCTTTCGCTGATGGCGATACAGTAACAGGTGCAAAGCTAAACAACATTGCTGGCCTACTGGACATTTATACTGGCCTAATCTCCGAACAAACAGCAATGGTTGCAACTGTCAGTACGGCAGATCAGCTTCTTATTGCAGATGTAGATAACGGAGATAGTGGCGCGGCCAATCGGGTGACAGTTCAGAAGCTCTTAAACGATGGCTTGACCAATGGAACTTTTTCAAATTTAAGCTTAACTGGCAATTTAAATGTCACACAACTTTCTACCCTTGGAACGATAAACAATACCAGGGGTACAGTTGGCATTCTAAATAGCACTACTGGAACAATTCAGTCTCTTAACAGTACGACTGGAACGATTGGAACGCTTAATAATACTACTGGAACGATTGGTACGCTTGTTGCGACTGGAACAATTACTGGATCTACAAATATAGTCAACATTGGCAGTGGGCAGATTTACAAGGATGCGATTGGAAATGTTGGGATTGGGGTTGCTTCTCCAGAAGCTAAATTAGATGTTAATGGAACCCTTCAACTTCGTGGTTCTGGATCAGAAGGAGGGGAAATTAATTTCTTAAATACAGGCAATGCGTCAGTTGGAATGACCATTGATGTTTCTTCAGGATCAAACGTAGGACGAATCCTTACCGCAGCCACAAATTCTGAATTAAAACTCGGTCAGCTTGTTGGTACAGGTGGAATTATTACGGCTCACACCGCAGCAGCAGAACGAATGCGGATTGACGCTAGTGGCAATGTTGGGATTGGGACTACGAGTCCTGCGTATCAATTAAATGTCCAAAGCGCAGGATCTGCGGCAACTGTTAATAGGGGTATTGTTTTAAGAACTGGAGATCAAACAAACTTTTTCAGATTGTCCTCAGTATATAATACAACTACTACAAGTGGAGCGTTCCCAATACAATCAGGTGGATTATATTGGGAGCATGGCGGAGGTTTTGGCGCATCAGGTGGTTTAGTAATAGCTACAAATAGCGCAAATGCTGGTCCTGTAATACTTGCAACAGCAGACACCGAACGCCTCCGAATTGATTCAAGTGGTAATGTTGGGATTGGGACTACGAGTCCTGCTTCCCCACTCCATGTAAGGGGAACCTCTATTTTTGGAACAGTTAATGTTCAATCATTATCTACAAACGCAGAAGCCTCTATCAGTTTCTATGACTCAGCAGATACAAATGCTGATAAATGGGTAATTGGTAAAAATATAACTGTTTCATCGGATCAATTTTGTTTTTACAAGAATGGGATTCAAGCCGTTTTTGATACAAACGGAAATTTTGGTATTGGAGTGGCCGCACCAGTAAACAAACTAGAAGTAGTTGGCTCCTTCGGTCGCGGTGCGCCAGTTACAAAGACTACTGATTTTACTTTGGCCGCAACCGAGAATTGGATTATTGTAAATAAAGCCACGACTTGCATTGCAACTCTTCCAGCCGCCTCCTCATGGACAGGAAGAGAGTTTACGATAAAGACACTTCAAGCTGTTACTGTTGTATCTCCAACATCAAATATTTCCCCCCTAAACAGCGCAACCCCTGGAACCGCAATCCTTCCAGCAACAGCGGGAGCGTGGGCCACTCTTGTTTCCAATGGAACAAATTGGGTAACAATGGCAGCGTCAGCGTAAAGTATTTGGAACATAATATGGAATACAATTTAAACATAAAACAACTGCGAGCGGCAAAGGAACTTGACAACAAGCAAGACTTTGTTGTTGAGGTTGATTGGGAATATACCGCAACCGAAGGTAGCGCAACGTGCGCTCGATATGGAACGTCCTCATTCTACCAGCCAAGTAGTTCATTCATTCCGTTTGATGAACTTACCCAAGATATTGTGAAATCTTGGGTTACTTCCTCAGTTGACATTGCTGGACTTGAGGCAAGCCTTTCCGAGCAAATCAACGATATTCTAAATCCCCAAGTTTCAGTTGTTCCTTTCCCTTGGAATAACTAAATGACCCTAACCGAAATCGCCCAGTATGCGGGTGAGAAGATCGGCAAGACCGATGCCGATACGCTTACCTTCTTGCAGAAGTCAGCTAGCCTAAACTACAGGCGGGTTTGGAACTTCGCCCCTTGGCGCGAGACTGTCACCACATCTACCTACGCTGTTACCGCTGGTAGCAGGACAGTCACCCTTGGTTCAAATGTAGAGAACCCGCTTTCGGTTGCCTACAGCAATTCAGAGTTGCAGGCGATGGATCTTGCAACCATTGTCAGCCAAAACTCTGCTTTACTTGATGACTCTAGCACTGGCACGCCTGTATTCTTTTACTTCAAGGGTCGCAACACTAGCGGGACAGCGGAACTTGATCTCTACCCAATCCTAGAAACTACCAGCACCAACACGCTCTTAGTTGTGGAAAAGCTTCAGTGCCTAACCAGAACCAACTATGTCGTGGACTTTCCACCCTCTGCCAGCGCAATCAACGATGAGCTTCGCTTGCCCCATGTCAGCCACGTTGTCCTTGCCTTAACCCACGCTGATGCCCTAGAGCGTGAGCGTCAGTATGGTAAGTCGCAGATCGTTACGCAGGCTGCTAACGCCGATCTCGCTGCGATGGCGAACTACGAACTCTCCCAGGTAGGCGGGATGAAGCAGATCACACCAATCAGTTTAGGCGATCTATCAATCGAAGAGATTATCTAGGAGGCTAGAAGCAATGCCTTATTTTACGGACGCAACCGATGACGTGCTGGCGTTTGACGGAATCCGTCAATTCAACGGCGGTCAGGCCAGCGGTGTTCAATCGGATAACTTGGCTGAGAACCAAGTACAAGAGTTAAAGAACATGACCCTGTCTCCGCAGGGCAGAGTGGAGACTAGGTACGGATTTGCAAGCTTCTCCACAGGAGCCACCACAACTGGCTCAAACTCAGTTGGCGGGATTGGCTACTACGATACCTTCAGCAACGAGCAGTTGCTTACAGTTTCCAGCGGAAGATTGTTTTCTATAAACAACGCAGGCGTTGCGACAAGGCAACCAGCCCTTGCCACTTGGTCGGCCACAACCTCGACTTGGGCTACAACGAATCAAGTATGGGAGAATGGCTACTTAGTTGCAGCTACAGCAAGAGTCAATATGACTCAGTTCAATGACTTGGAATACCTAGTTGATGGTGCTGGATCGCTAATGGTTTGGGATGGTACAAGCGTCAAACAACAGGGTGGCAAGCTAAGAGCGATTACAGTAGATACCGCTGGAACTGGCTATACATCTGCAACAGCAATTATTACTAGCCCCAATCTTGGTGGCGTACCTCCAACCCTAATTACAACAGTAGCTGGTGGAGCCGTTACTGAGGTTCTTGTATCGGATAATTCTGGTGGTGGTTATTCAATCACGCCTACTGTAACAATTGTTGGCAATGGTTCTGGAGCTACCGCAACCCCTTCTATGGGCATACCTCCTACTGCACTGCGTATCATTGTTTCCAGCGGGAACAGGTTGTTTGGAGTTGGTAGCGATGTATCGCGTAACACAATTTATTGTTCTGATCTTCTTGATGCTGGCCTATGGGCAGCGACCAACAGCATTGTTGTTGGCAGTGGTGACGGAGAAGAGATAACCGCAGTTGTTCCGTACTACGCCAATCGCTTAGTTGTATTCAAAGCATCCAAGATTTACCAAGTAACTATCCCAGCCGACATGACTTCTGCTGCTGATTGGGTAGTTGAACAGGTTAGTTCCACAGTTGGATGTGCGGCTGAAAAGTCGGCGGTGCAGGTCAATTCCGATATATTCTTCTTGTCATCAGATGGGATACGCTCGCTTAGTAGGTCAACCTCCGATGACTTTACTTCAGTTGGATTGCCACTTAGCGAGATTATTAAAGACGTTATCCTTACCATCAATCCAGTTGAAATTGGTAAGTCATACGCAATCTTCAATGACAATCGGTATATACTTTCTGTACCTACAAACTCCAGCGACACTTGTAATGCGATGATAGTTTACAATACAATCCTGCAATCCTTTGAGGGAACCTGGAGCTTTGGAGCTATCCAGTTTACCCAAACAAACTTTAGTGCTCTAGGACGCAGGCTTGCCGCCAAGACTTCCAATGGTTTGATTACAAACTATAATGGGTACAAGACGCTAGATTCAACCATTGAGAGCGACTACAAGGATGCTGGGTCGTATTATGAGTCTTATGTCTCTACCAGAGCGTTCATCTTTGGCGATCCTTTTGCAGACAAACATGGAAGTCATTTTGAGATAAGCTTTGACAAGACGTTTAGCGAGGATGTTGACGTATTCATCCAGCGTGATACAGACTCATCGTTTATATCCGTATTGGCTAATATAGACGCATCCAGTATTGAGCTAACCTTGCCATTCGTTCTGCCAGCCGTTCTTACCGCTTCAGCAAGGAACAGGGTTGCCAACGATTTACGCACCTACGAGAAGTGGCGTAATTTGGCTGTCAAGGTTGCAAGCTCAACAGGCCAGTTTTCTATCCGTCAAATCATTGCGGCAGCCAACCCAGACACAATCCAGATACAGAAGGTTATATGACGGCTATGGAATACATTGAACTCTCTGGCGTGCCAGAGTCTCGCTGGCCTACCTTCAAGGATTGGTTTGGTTGGTACAAGCGTAATAACCTAGTTGGGGTGGTCAAGGATGGGGGTGAGATTGCTGGAGTTGCTCTAGTTAGGATGATTAACGAGTCAGAAGAACCTGTCCATTACCTACATCGACCTAATGGAGATACTGCCTTTGTTGACTTGACTGTTACCTCAGTTGATGGTAGAAGTACTGCTCGTAGTCGCTTGGCTATGAAATACCTGCTGTCGATACTTTGGGATGAATTTGGCCCCCGCAGGAGCCTTATCTTTAACCGCAACGGAGTTAAGAAGAAGTACAATTATATGAAATTTATGCAAAAGGCTATGGCTTAATATGGGTGGATCACCCTCAATTCCAGCACCTCCTCCGCCTCCTAATCCTATGGATGCGGCCAGGGCTAATGATCTTTTCTATAGGTCTTCCCTTAATACCTATATTGAGAAACAACCTGAAATAGCGGAACTAGAGCAAAACTTGCGTGAAAAATATGCACCCCGCCAGCGTGATTTGGAACGCCAGATGTCGGCTTTGGATTTGCAAAGGTCAGCCCAGGCAGGATTACAGGTTGAGCGTGAACTTGGACCGCAACGCTCGCTTGAGGCTATGCGCCGTCAGTTTGAGATGTCTCCTAATGCCTTTGCCACACAGCAGGGATTAGGTCAGCAAGCGGCAGTTCAGTTTGCTAGATTATACGGCCAATCTCCAATGAATTTTGTTCCTCAACAAGTACAGCAATCGCAAGGCGCGGGACAGGTAGATTACCTTTCTGGATTGCCAAGGACTGGAATAGTTTAATATGGCAAAAGCAGCTAAAGCACCAAAAGTTGATCCAAACATAGCCACGATAGAAAAGTATAAAGCACTCGGTCTTACCGATGCTGCAAGCTATGTTACAAAAGGAAACTTTGACGAGAAAAAGGCCCAAACAGATATAATTAAAAATGTATATAAACTTGATCCAAAAGTATATACAAGCAAAAATTTTGATGAAGCCACAACAAAATATCAATACGAACAACCCAAGATTACTGCACCAGCAAAAAAGGCAACAAATTTTCAAACTGCTGTAAATAATTATTCTGGTGTCTTGTCAAAAGCACAGGAAATTGGAATAGCAAATTTAAATGCAGTAGATCAAAAGGCCATCAAGGCTGCCGCAGAAAGAATTAGATTTTTTGCCCCAGATAATCCAACAGATAATGTAAAAACACTTCTTGCAAATGTAATGGCTGCGTCAGATCAGCTTGATAGCATTAATGCAAAAAGGGAAGATGTTGCGACTTATCAGGCAAAAGTTAATTCAAAATTACGCGGTAAGGCCAAGGGAGATGCACTAACTAAGCTTGAAACGGCGCAAGGCGAACTCGCAAATTTACAAAGAAATACAACAAATAAATCCCCTTATCTTATAGAATCCTTATCAAAACTTAGGCTTTCTGATTATGGCATAAGTGGATATGGTGCTGGCGGGGCTACAACTGGTGGAGGGACTACAATAGGAGGCGGAGTTACAACTGGCGGAGGAACTACAACTGGCGGGGGAACTACAACTGGCGGAGGAACATCCGTTTCTACTATTGGCAGTGCCGTTAATGCTCTTGGGTCTGGATCGCTTGTTCTTGGCAATAGTTTTGTTGGTAAGCTAAATCCAGAAGTAACAGACGTTGAAGCCTTGGGAAGCATCAATGATGCAACAACGGCAGCGTACACGGATTACTTTAATTTGGCAACAGCAGCAGCAACCGACATAACAAGTAAAATTGCTTCTGCTACAGATATTTTAAATAATATCCCAGAAGAGAATACTGTTGAAAGAGCAAGAGTAACGGCAGCTATTGACGGATACAACACTGAACTTACAAATGTTAAAGCATATGCTGTTAAAGCAAAGGGTCTTCTTGATAATTACAAGCCACTTGCTGGCGATGCAGCAGCAACCGCTGTATCTAAATTTAGAGAAACACTTCGCCTTCCAGAAGAACGCACAATAAAGCAAATTGAGCAAATAGATCCCACTGTTGCTGCAACTGCTCGCGCCCTTTCCAAGCAGTATCAAACTATGGCCGAGACACCTCTGGGTCCAACCACAACCAAGCAGACTGAAGACCTTCGCAATACCATCGAGCAAGAGGCGATTAACCAACTTCGCTTGGGATCAACTATTGGTGCGGAAGAACGGCGTGGATACGAACAATCCATCCGTGGAGCGCAGACTGCTAGGGGCAATATCTTTGGTATTGGACCAGCGGTGCAGGAAGCAGCCAACATTGGTATGGCTGGCGAGCAACGCAAGCTGGCACGCTATGGTGCAGCCACAGCGTTCCTTGGTTCTGGCGAGACAACAGGCGCGGCTACAGCGCGGGATCTTGGTCTTCGCAATGCCCTTGAACAATCACGCCTTGGCGCGGCTCAAGGCTTTATTGCAGGTGGCCCAACCCTTTACAACTTAGGCTCACAGCGTCTTGGAGAGCAACAAGCTATGCTTAATAACTACCTTGCAGCATCGCAACCACAGGGAACTGGTGGGTTCCAATCCACGCCTTCAGCCTCTAATCCTTATGGATATGTTAATCCTAATGCTGGATTTGCTGGCGCACAGAATGCGGCTGGTATTTACAATACGTTGGCGGATTATCAAAAAGGCGTGTATGGATCGCAAGTTGGCGCAATTGCTAGTCAGCCAAGTGGAGCGCAACAGTTTGGGGCAATTGCTTCTGGTATTAGCGGATTTATACCTAGTTTTTCATTCAGCAAATAGGAGATAAATATGGGACTAAGTTTTAACATTGAAGGACCAGAAACAAAGAAGCTTCGCGAAGCTGATATGCAGGAGCGCGAATTGCGAACAAGGATGTTGCGAATGGCTGTTGAAAAAGAAGACCCAGCTACGCGAGGTGCTGCAATAGATGCATCATTGCAAGTCTTGCAAGATCCAAATGCAACAACTGGTCAGAGAGCCGCTGCCTATGCCAGAACAGGCGAGCTTGGTGGCACTAGACAAGTCGAAGGAATTGGTGCGGTTCCAACAGTAGTTCCAGAAGATCAAGTAAATGACTTGATGACACGCAGGACACAAATGGGCGCACAAAGATTGGCATCAATAAACCAGCAAATAGATCAATACGAACAAGCTGGTGACAAGTACAATGCTGATGCGTATAGAACAATGCGTGATCTTCAATTTAAGAATGCTAAAGATAATTTTAAGAAGCTACCAATCAAGCAAGCCGAAGACCTTGTTGAGTTCAAGAATCTTGTTGAGCTTGGATCAAAAGCATTTAGCACAACGAGCGAAAATCTTTATGGCCCAGTCTTTGGACGCATTGAGGCTGGAAAATCCTATCTTGGGATGAGTCCAGATTTTACCACAATGAATCAAGCATACGCTGGCGTAAGGAATCAGATTCTAAAGGCTCGCGCTGGTGCTGCCGTAACTCCATCTGAGGCGGTTAGATTCTTGGAAGAAATTGGCGATCCCTACACTGGTGACTATCCCCAGAGGCTTGAGTCATTCACAGCCCAAAGGCGCAAGGAATATCTGGATAAACTACAAACGTATCAAGAGGCTGGCTTTGATATTCCTCCATCACTTCAATTTGGCAAAGAATCTGATACTGGAACTACTCAGCAACCCCAGCAAGGCCAAAAAGCTCAAGGAGCAACAGGCGTAGTCGGCAAGTACATGACTGACCCAGCAACTGGAAAAGTAATGCGAGTTAAGTAATGGCCTTTATTGAGATTGATAATATAGGGAAGATTGAGGTCCCAGACAATCTCTCCGAGGCAGAACAAGACAGAATAGCTGAACAAGTAGTCAGCGATTATTCGCAAGCAAGATCCGCTGTTCAGCCAGAAGGAACTGGCGAGGCTTTAGCTAGAGAAGCTGGCCTTACTGCCAGAGCAGCAATCAACCCAATTACGGCTGGTGCTGGTATTGGTGCTGGTCTTGGCTTATTAGTTGGCGGGGTTGGTGCGCTACCAGGCGCGGCTGCTGGAGCCACAGCGGGGCTTCTTACCGATATTGGATCTAGGGTTTACTCTTCATTAACTGGCAAGGGCAGGCCACTAAGCGAGATTTTAGATGAAATAAAGACTGATATTGGTCTTCCAAAACCAGCAACTCCTGGCGAAAGGATGCGGTCAAATATCATAGAAGCTACTACTGGAATGGCTGGTGGAATGGGTGCTGGTAAAATAGCATCACAAGCAGTTTCTCCAGTAATACGCGGAGTGGGGCAAGTTCTCACAGAACGTCCAGCTATGCAGACAGCATCTGGAATTACTAGTGCAATAGGATCTAGTCTTGCAGAACAATCTGGGGCAGGTCCAGTTGGTCAAGCTGCTGCTGGACTAGCTGGCGCAATCATCCCATCAGCAGGACCCTTAGGCCAAGCATCGTTGCAACAACTAGGACGAGCAAAAGCAACTCAAGATGAAATCCGAAGGAATATAGAGTCCTTTGCTTTGGCTGGGACTACTCCATCTGCTGGGCAAGCTACTGGAAGCGGAATGATACAAGGTCTTGAAACAACAATAGGAAGACTTCCTGGTTCTGTTGGGATGATGAGAGAAAAGGCTATAAGCCAACAGGCTGAAATAGGCTCTAAGGTAAAGCAAATTGCAGAGGAACTATCAAGAGTAAAAGAACCTACAATAGCTGGTGCTGGAATTCAAAGAGGGGTTGAGGATGTATTCTTGCCAAGGGCAAGGGCGGTTGAGGGGGGATTGTATAATAATTTAGATACTGTAATACCCAAGGTTAAGCCAGTTAAGGCAAGCAATACATACACAGCGTTGGAGCAACTTTCTAGGCCGATTGAAGGCGCACCCGCCCTATCAAGAAATCAACTCATAATGAGCCAAGAAATAGGTGCGCTTAAAAATGACCTAGAATCTGACCTATTGAATGCCGAGGGCGATATACCATTTTCTGCCCTTAAAGGACTACGATCTAAAATTGGGGAAAAACTTAGCTCCGTGCAGTTGATGTCCAATGTTTCGCAGGGGCAATATAAGAAGATTTATGGTGCGCTTACTGAAGATTTGAGAACGGCAGCAGAAGAAGCTGGCCCCAAAGCTGTAACTGCATTCAATAGGGCTAACAAATACACTCGTTCCCTTCACGGAAGAATGGAAAAGCTTCAAAGCTTTATAGATAAAAGCGAGCCAGAGAAAATTTTCAAGGCAGCGTTTGAGGGGTCAGATATAGGGGCAACAAGATTGCGCGCTGTTATGCAGAGCATACCCGAGCCAGAGCAAAAAGCAGTAGCTGCTTCGTTTATCTCGAGAATGGGCAAGGCTCTCCCAGGGCAACAAGATCAAGCTGGTGATATTTTTAGTACGGAAAGATTTCTTACCAATTGGAACAGATTAAGCCCAGAGGCAAGAACTACTCTGTTTGGAAGATTTGGAGACAAGTACCAGCGCAATATGCAGAAGATTGCTGAAACTGCATCTAGGATTAGAGAGGGATCAAAAGTGCTTGCCAATCCCGCTGGAACTGCTGTTGGTGGCACGCAGACAATGACATATCTTGCTACCGCTGGTTCGCTTGGTGCTGGTAAGTATGGAATTGTTACTGGAATCGCAGCAGTTGGAATTGCTGGGAATGTTTTAGGTCGCGCATTTATCAACCCCAAGTTTGTCAATTGGTTGGCCAAAAACTCTGAAATACCTTCCTATGCCATACCTGCTGCTATTTCAAACTTGAACGCAATAGCAGTAGATGAAAAAGATCCAGACCTTGCAGAGATTGCAACTCAACTAAGAAAACAAGAGGTGGCTAAAAGGGCTGCCAAGTAATGGCTAAGTTTGATATATCTGGATCTGTTGGAAGGGGATTAAATACTGTAGATAATAGGGCTAGGGATGTTGCCATACGCCAAGAAATTGAACCACCAGAGGTACAGAAGCAGATGAAAATAGAAGAGGTGAGGAACACGCTTGAGCCAATGCAAGTAGATGAATATATGACCGAACAAAACCCACTCCTAACAGCAGCCATGAAGACAGTAGAGTGGGAAGGCCGCAAGGATAAGCAAGGTAATCTTGCCGTCTATAAACTCCCCTCTGGTGATATGGGCGGGAACTACGAGGTAGCTGGTATTAACGATAAGTACCATCCAGAGGCGTTTAAGGCCATCTCCTCGCTTCCTCCGCAAGAAAGAGCAAAAGCTACAGCAGAGTATATACAAGGCTATACCGCACCGCTTGTTGATAAATTACCTCCAACATTACAGGGGTTCACGCAAGACATGGCGTTTAACAGAGGAATGGGCGGGGCAACCAAATACCTACAGCAAGGATTGAACACGCTTGGGCTGAATGTAAGGGTTGATGGCGCAATAGGTCCCAAGACATTGGATGCAATCAACCAGGCAAATCCTATGGCCTTGATGCAGGCTGCTAGCAAGGCACAGTTAGATGACGAATATCGAATGGCTCAAAAGAACCCAGATAGAAAGAAGTTTCTAAATGGGCTGGAGAGCAGGATTAACAATAGATTGTCAACCTTTGGGCAGGGTTAATTATTTCGACTTATTATTTGAGAAAATATATGTCGAACCAGATTTCCCAGAATAATAGTTTCCGTCTTGTACCTTCATTCCTTGCGAACCATAAAACAAGAAATTGCTTTTGGTCATAATTTGACCATTGCCATAATAAACATCACCACAACGAGCTATGATGCCTTTTGGAGTTAGGGTAAGAATCCCATCCTCAACCAACAGGCCGTGTTGTGTAATTGCTAATCCTTTTCCACCGCTAAACACAGCAGAACCAGAGTCATAAACTCCACCAGATACATCATCCAACTCATCTTCCCCCATCACCGATGCCATCAGCATCGCCGTTACTGCAATCATTGTTATCGCTTTCATGTAAAAACTCTGTACCTTAAATAAAGCCATGTCAAACAAATTATCTTCGCGCCAAGTGGGTGCGGTAGGCGTGGCTAGGGTAACTGGTGCGTTACTGCGGTGCGGTTACAACGTGCTTACGCCTTACGAAGACTTTGCGGGCTACGATGTGGTGGCTGAGAGGCATGGCAAGTTCTTCCGAATCCAAGTTAAGACCGCACAAGTGCTGGAACCAAACAGGAATAGGTATCGGTTTACTACTTCGAGCGGGAGCCAAGTCAAAAGGCTGATTACTGGAGTGGATTATGTGGCTTGCTGGGCGATGGGTGACGATCTGTTCTGGCTAATCCCCATTGCTAAATGCAAAACAATCACTACTAAATTTTGTCCCTCGACAGGTCAAAGCTGGCGTGTATTTTCAAACCTATGACTGACCTAGAGGCGTGGAATAAATTTGAGGATGGGTTGAAAGATGTTACTTCGATGGAGGAAGCGATGGCCTGGGTGAAGAAGAATCAAAAGATTGTGGAGAAGCTGACCATCAGAGCGATGATTCGCAAGTTTAATGATGACATCAGCAAATCGAACAAAGCTTGGCGTAATTAAATTTTAGTTGACACGCATTGGCTAAATCTCTAGCCATAACTGGATGCAGAAAAATCCAGACTCAACTGTTTTTGGCGAACTTAGTCCGAAAATTCCAAAGCCGTTTTATACCATTATTCTTGGCTCATTATGCATGGAGTCGAAGAGTAGGTCTTTTACTATTTCTGAGAAGGCGGTGCATGATTTTATAGAGGAATGCATCCAAAATGGACCAGCTAATTTTATGCTTGACGGAAGCGCGACAACTGACCTAACAATGAGTGTCACATGGGAAAAATAAACAGCAGGGCGAAGGGTGCAGCAGGGGAGAGAGAGTTAGCCAGTTACTTGCGCGAACAGGGTTGGCAGAAGGCTAGGCGCACTGTCCAGTACGCAGGCAATCCAGAGGGTGGTAGCGGGGATGTGGTTTGTGCAAATTTTCCATTTCATATCGAAGGCAAGCGTTGCCAAGCATTGAAGCCCGAGGATTGGATGGCGCAGGCCAAGCGTGACTGCCCAGAGGGAAAGATCCCAGCGGTATTCTTCCGCAGGAATGGTCGCAAAGAATGGCTTGTTATCCTAACCGCCGACAGCGTGTGCGAATTAGCTCGACAGATCGCGCCGTCTGATGTCAAAGTCGAATATATGCCAACGATTGCAAAAGGATTTTACGTCAACACGCCAGAAGATTTAGAACGACTTCAACCCACAACAATAAACCCAAATAAATAAAGGAGATACTACAATGGCACTAACCATAAGTGAATCAGCAAAGATGGAGCGCAAGCTACCAGAGGCAGGAGCAACAGTTGGAATGTTGTTTAGCCTAGTTGACCTAGGAACGCAGAAGCAAACCTGGGATGGCGAAGAGAAATGGATGCCCAAGGTCCGATTGACCTTCGAGCTTCCAGACCAGTTAGACGAGTTCGAGGTAGAGGAGAATGGCAAACGTACCAAGGTGTCAAAGCCTATGATCGTTTCCATTGAGCAAACTCGTAGCTTGGGCGAGAAGGCCAGCTTACGGAAGCTGTTAGAACAATGGCGCGGTCAGACGTTCACAGGTGCAGAGCTAAAGGCGTTTAGCCTAAAGAATCTGTTGGGCAAGCCAGCCATGCTTACCCTAATCCACAAGACATCCCAAGCTGGTCGTGCTTACTGCGCGATTGCTGGTGCGTCTAAACTGCCCAAGAGCATGACTGCTCCAGCCAAACCTTCTAACGATCTTGTTTACTACGAGATCGAGCAGAAGGATGGCGGTCAGTTTGCAGATATGCCCGAATGGTTGCAGGACAAGATCCGCGCAAGCAAGGAGTTTGCTGGTGCAGCGGTCACAACCAAAGTTGGCGGTGAAGACGGAGACGGCAACCAGGTTCCGTTCTAAGTTGTATGGCTCTTACCATATCAGCCAAAGAGCCTTCCAATTCCCGCTTGGTCGCAACTGACCAGGCGGGACATTGGTACACCCAAGATGGTGATTCGGCTCATGTAATTATCGGAGCAAGCGGTAAGGAACGTAACACCACTGTTACCGATGCTCGCAAGCTTGGGTTACTGCCAAGCGTTACATCTATTATCGGAATCTTAGACAAGCCACAATTAACAAGCTGGAAAATAGAGCAGGGCATTATGTCCTCGCTTACTCTACCAAAGGAGGAGAATGAAACGCTCGAAGATTACGCTCGAAGGGTGGTTAAAGACTCTAAAGAGTCAACAAGCAAAGCAGCTTTGCACGGCACGGCAATGCACACCGAAATGGAGAACATCCTTTTGGGACGTGCTTGCTCCACAGATGAAGTCCTTAAACCTTACATCGAAACCTTTAGAAGCTGGGCAAGTGAAAATGTCGAGAAAACCTACTGGTGTGAAAAAGCAATGGTCGGTGCTGGTTACGCTGGAAGGTGTGATGCCTACGTCCGATTGAAGGGTATTGGCGATGCGATCATAGACTTGAAGAATCGGAAGGTGAATCCAAAGTACTCACCTTTCTACGAAACTTCTGACTGCCCCCAGCTTTGGGCATACAGGATTGCCAGTGAGAACCCCAAGGCAGCCTGCGTGTCAATCGTGCTCGCATCCAACGATGCAAACAAGATCACCACTAGGACTTGGGAGGACGATGAGCTTTACCAATCTGGTATTGCCTTCCAAGCCATGTTGAAAATCTGGTGCTGGGTTAAGGGCTATACGCCCCCAGGTTGTAAGCTGTAATGACTGCTCCCACCATAGCCGAGATGGGTGACGAAGCGGCAGCTATAACGTGGCGTGTCATGGGTAAGGGGTCAGACAAGTCAGCCTACGGAGACTGGCTGGAGAAGGATAGGCCAACACATGACTACCATATTGCTAGGGCTATGCGTCACCTTGCCACAGCCCAGATGCAACTCCACAAGTCAACGCCTTGCCCAGACAACAACGGAGAAACTGCCAGCGATCATTTAGAGCGTGCATTGGTTAGGTGTTTGTTTGCGCTCGCACAAATAAAGAAAGAGGTGACAAGGTTATGAAGACTGAGGTGGATTTTAGCTGGAATGGCGAAGAGTATTCTGCATATGGAACGCCAGAGATTGAGACCATTGAAGAGGACATTGGACCTTGTAGGTGGGGCGAGCACTTTATGTCAGAGTCTGTGGATTCAGTAGAAATGTCTGACATTGAAATCTTAAAAGACGGACAACTTGTAGTTGATCCTTCTAAGGATCTGCTTGATAAAGCAGATGCTCTTCTCTGCTTGCAGGCAGGAGATGATTGGGAGCGTTCTAATTGAAACTTGCGCTCTCATGGATCTGCTACCACATAGGAAACATAATCAGCCTAACCCTAATGCGGTGGGGGTTGGGTTATCCAGCCTACAATCGCCTTATGATCTGGTCTTCAGACCTAGATGAAAACGGAGTCTTATGGAAGGACGTAAAATGAAAAAAGCATTAGTCACGCAAGCATTCGGAGATGAGTGGAAGAAGATACTGGAACTAACCAAGCCGCGCATGGAGGCTTACTGCCAGCGTCACCAGATAGATTTCATCGCACTGGAGAAGCCACTCACCGAGCCTGTCCAATACAGCAAGTCAGCCATAGGAAACATCATGGCCACTAAGGGCTACGACCAAGTAACCTTTGTGGACTCAGACATTCTTATTACTAAAGATTGCCCAGACATAGGCGAAGACGCTGGCGTGTTCTGTGCCTTTGATGAGGGAGCGTTCTTAGACCGCAAGCTGGCGATGGGTAAGCTTGCTGGAACTTTCGGCGCAATCATTGACCCCCGATTCTATGTCAACACTGGCGTGTTTGTGATCTCCTCCAAGGCGGTAGGCGCACTGTCTATGCCGCCACTAGGATTACTGCCTAACCACTTCGCGGAACAAACCTGGATGAACATCATGGTGCATATCTGGAACATCCCGCTGACCGAGCTTGACCCTGTTTACAACTGCATGACTAGCGTGGAGGAACACTTTGGCCTAGACCGCTACAAGGATGCGATGTGCATTCATTACGCTGGGCAGTCAAACGATCTAACTAGATTATCAAACCAGATTAAAGCTGATGACGCGAAGCTGGTGGAGCTAGGCCGATGAACTTTGTGCGAGTAGTGCCAGAGTGCGGCAAGTGGCGGTTGCACACCATGAACGGCGAGGCTTTGGGACCGCGCTTAATCGGAGCGCACATAGAAGGCGTGGCTCCTTTCATGGACATCTTCGATACCAAGGATGAAGCCCAAGACGCGGCGCAATGCTGGAACATTCTTGCCACCACTTGCAAGCCTAAGAAAAGCTATAAGTGATCAAAGGCTCCCTAGTCAAAGGTGGATATGACGAAAAGCTACAGCAGTTGGCAGGCGAGGTTGCCTTGCGTGCGATCATGGATCTTCGCACGCTTCGTAGGCGCGGGGTGGTTAAGTGTATGAAGATTATCTCTAGGCCAGAGCTTGCCAACCTTCGTGATATGCCCGAATACAAAAACTCGCACAATGTCCAGAAGCTACTAGAAGATTTCCGCAATGGCACAGTTGGCTGGTGGTGCAGGGCGGCTGGCATTCGGATCTGCAACCGCACGCTCCTTCGCCGAATGAGGGAGGATGATTATGTTCTTTGCTGAAGCGTGGGGAATAGCTTGGGTGATTAGTTGGTTTGTGCTTTACAGCGTAGCCATCCTATCGGCAGTATTAACCGCAATCTACATCATATGCAAAATCATAGAGTTTATAAGAAAGGAACTAGAATGAGAAGAAAGAAACAAATCGAAGTAATAGACATTCGGGAAGTAAAGTCGGCGGTGATCGACATTAAGGTGGATGACAAGACGTTCAACGCTCTGGCCGAGGCTGGTAGGATTCATCTTCAGAAGGATAAGAAGGCGTGCTTCGAGTACGCACTGAACAAGGCTTTGCTGGAACTAGCCGAGATGACTAAGTGAGTGAAGCCTTCAAGCAGAAGGTTCTAACCGCCAGCGTGGATCGCTACGTCCTCACGCCTACGCAATGTGTCATGCTGCGCCAGGATGCCGAGGTCATGGGTATGAAGCGTGCAACTGTGATGAACAAAGACGGCACAACACGCAAGTCATTTGCAAGAAGCTACTCATCGTGCTGGGTTCCTTTCGCTACACAGTACGAGTGGATATACAAGGTGATGCGAGAGTTAACAGACAGCATCAATGCCGATGTATGGCGTTTCGACATCCAAGGCATCCAACAGTTGCAGATCCTGCGATACCGCCCACTACAGAAGTTTAGTTGGCACTATGACGCATTTACTTCCGAGGCTCCAGTGCGGAAGCTGACAGCGGTGGTCAACCTATCTGATCCTAGCGAGTACCTGGGCGGTGGGTTGCAAGTTAAGGCTGACTTGATCAACGGAAGGTTTATCCAAGAGCAGGGTGCGGGTACTTGGTTCCCCTCCTACATCGAGCATCGCGCTCGCGCTCCTATCTTTGGTACACGCTGGGTGTTGGTGGCTTGGTTTACTGGACCAGCTTGGAAGTAATGGCAACGCTCAACGAAAACATTCCAAGCTTCAAGGCGCTGGTGAAGAAATCATTCTTTACTAAGAACGAAGCAGACAAAGAGTTTTATGGGGTCTATGTGTTTGGCTTGCAGTCTAGCGCTGGAACTATCCTAACCTTCCACGTTATGACTGACTCTGGGATGCTACGCAGTCGCGTACCTTTGTCGGAGATATACACGCACGAACCAGAAGCCGACATCCCATTCAATTACAAGCAGCTTTGGGATTGTTTTAGCGAGAACGTGGCAGTCACAGAGTACAGCTTCTTGGCCTATCATCGCGCACAGATCCTGCTTAGGGATGCGACCAAGGTGTGGGGTACATACTTGTTTACAGTGGATTGGTTTAACAATCCCTACAGCGATGAGCCATCCGACTACAAGTGCGGTCATGTCTTTGCCGCAGACGAGGGCTACTTACTCTGTATGCCCAACAACCGCATCTTCTGGCGTGATTCTAATTGGGTGACGAAGAAGCTACCAGACAACCTAAAGCAGTTCCGAGTGGATACAGACCTACCCAGCGTAGAGAATCAGAGCGACAAGTGGGTGACGGAGGATACCGATTCCTTTTATTACGACATCCTTAAGAAGGATTCAGAGTGAATGTAGATACAAAGGCTAGACTTAAATGGTCACGCGATATACTTATCACTGCCAGAGAGAAGCTGGTGCTAGAAAAGAACCGCGCTGATCGTGGAAGATCGGTTGACATTATTCAGATAATCACGATGGTGGATGCGGCGGCGTTAATAGCAAAGGAAATACTTGAAAGTGAATGAAAAGACACACCTCGACTTATTCAGTGGGATCGGTGGATTTGCCTTGGCAGCAAGGTGGAATGGATATAGAACCCTTGGCTTCTGTGACAACGAACCCTACGCCCAAGCAGTCCTTAAAAAGCACTGGCCAGACGTGCCGTGCCACAAAGACATCCGCGAAGTACGAGGCGAGCTATACGCAGGAGTCACTCTTCTCACAGGAGGATTCCCTTGCCAGCCATTCAGTGTCGCTGGGAAGCAAGGAGGCAAGGACGATGACCGCTATCTCTGGCCAGAAATGCTTAGGGTTATACGCGAAGCAAGGCCAACTTGGATCATTGGTGAGAATGTTGCTGGCATCGTCAACATGGCACTCGACCAAGTGCATACTGACTTGGAAGCAGAAGGCTACGAAGTCGAGTCGATTATTATTCCAGCTTGCGGTGTCGATGCGCCGCACAGGAGGAACAGAGTCTGGATTATCGGACGTAACAAAAACAACAATGTGGCCAACGCCGAGAGCTTGCGACCTAGAGGGTGGCGTGAGCAAGGCAACCAATATGGGGGGGGGATGGTACAGGGAGAATCAAAAGGGAGAAAGGTGGGGAGTCAAGTTGAAGGATGCTGTACATTCTGCGGAGAGGTTATGGCCAACGCCGAGCAGTCGGGACGGCAAGGGTGGGTACAGGGGGGGGCGAATGAGGAACGGAAAGATCCCCAGGGACACTCTAGATGTTGCTGTACAGCACGAAGAGAATCAGGGGAAGCAGTCTGGCCAATTGAACCCAGAGTGGGTCGCTTGGCTCATGGGATACCCAACCGAGTGGCTAAATTGCGTGGACTCGGAAATGCCATCGTCCCGCAAGTCGCGTCAGAAATTATTAGATGCATCAACCAAGTAATGGAGGATAACAAATGAATGTAATTAAAGAATGGATTCTTGTAGGCGCAGGGCTGGCAATAGGGAGATTATTGGTTGCAGGAGCAGCTTGTATTCTGACTGTGCTAGTTCTGGTTATTTTATACTGGACTTTTTATTGGGTAATGGGGTTTATAATATGGATGAAAGACAGAAAAAGGAGAAAACAAAATGAAACTATGGATCAATAACACCAACTCAATCCACAAGGTGGATGACAACCTACTTCACACTCGCAACACCTACGTAATCCCAGACGAGCTAACTGGTGCGCTCTGGGATGATGCTGTGCCCTGTCCTCATAAGATTAAACCATACGCCAAGGGCAGGGCAGCAGGCGGAGCTACCGCAGTGTACCGCGCTGGGGCAATCGGGGATGCTGTCATCGCTACCGCATTCGTTAACTACTTGGTGCAGGAGTCGGGAGGAGTGGTGGATGTTTACGCCCCTGCTCGCAACTTACCGCTGTACGCTGGCATAGGTGCAAAGCTGTTCCCATTACCTTGCACGCTGGAGGCGTGGGATTCGTATGATTGTCACTTACCCACCGATGACCTGTTCAGTGGTCAGGTAGGTAATACCAAGCTGGGTACTGGCGGTGGCAACTGCTACCAGCGTATCTACGAGTGGATGGGTGTGTGGGATGAGAAGACGATGGCGAAGTATTGCAGGCCGAATCTGTACCTAATTGAACCAGATCACGAAGAGTTAAAGGCGATGGGTAAGTGGCCACTGCCAGACCCATACTTCGCTTATCATGTATCTTCGAGTGGACCAACCCGCACCTACCCGCCAGCTATGGGGCAACAGGCAGTGCTGGCATTGCTGGAAGCTTACCCCAAGCATCACGCCGTTATCATCGGCCTAGACAACGCAAACAATTTTAAGGTGGATCACCCTCGTGTGATTGACTTGTTCAATACGACCAAAGCTATCCGTTCCTTGTTCCCTGTGGTAGCTAACGCTGACTTTGTGGTGGCTCCAGATAGCTCAGTCAACCATATCGCAGCGGGGTTAGATACGCCGTGCGTGTCGCTGTGGGGTTCCTACGATCCAGCGGATCGCATGACTTACTATCCCAAGAACGTGTCGATATTCAAACCCGATACTTGCCCACACTCACCTTGCCGTCCTCATGCTGGCTTGCCACAAGCGAAGTGTAAGGATGCGAGTAATAAAACCCCTCGAACACAATACTGGTGCAATGCTCTACGAAACATTACGGCGGAAGATATTGTTGTTGCATCGCGCAAGGCGATGGAGCTAGAACCGAAGTAAGAAAGAATCGGAAACCGCTTGCGGTTGGTTTTGTTTTTGTTACTTTTGCTAAATGAAAACATGCTGTGATTGTAAGATAAGTAAGAATAATTCTGAGTTTTGGTTGCAGAAAACAACCAAGGACGGGATGCAGTCAGACTGCAAAAAATGCTCGTCAAAGAAAGTTATGCTCTGGAAATCTCTCAATCCAGAAGCCAGAAAAAGATACCATAACAATTGGAGATTTAGAAATTTAAATCAATCTAGGGCGGGTACTATATTCCGCGACATAAGAAGAAGGTCCAACAAGCTTTTAATACCAACAGATATAGATAGAGATTTTATATTGCAAAAACTTACAAATGGTAAGTGCGAGATAACTGGCATTAAATTTGATATAATAAGTAAAGGAAGACCAAGCTCAAGAAGTCCATCATTGGACAGAATAGTACCCAAGCTTGGCTATATTAAATCGAATGTAAGAATGATTTTGTTTGCTATGAATACATTCAAGAATGAATGGATGGATAAAGATATTTACCCAATAGCAAAAGAATTTTGTCGCTATTATGAGGATGTTAGTGGTAGAAATAAATTAAGTTCGGGGAATGGTACGCAGGGAGATCCTGCGGCGGGATATTCCTCAGTGTGTTCCTCTTGAAACAAACTCGAACTTAATTATTTATGATGACACCACAACGCATCGCTGAATCAATAGTCGGGGAAGTAGATTGGCAGTCCGAGAATCACGGGCTGTGCAAGTGTCCAGGTGAAGCTGCACATACCAGCCACACCAGAGTCAGGGATACCACAGTCTTTATTGACGGCGCACCTACGATATTCTGCTGGCACTCCTCATGCACGCCATACCGAGATGAGGCCAACCGCAAGCTTAGGCGTGCTATATCCAGCGACCCGCTATACAAACCCACCAACATCATGTCGGGTGGTACTTCGATACCAAGGCCCTTGGTAATACAGAAAGATCCAGAGTCAGAAGTACTCGACCGCATTAAGACTATCGCAGAGTCAAACAAGCAACGCTATCTCACGCACTACAATTGGGACCCTGCGGATATGTTCGAGGAATCGCCTAACCCCATACCAGACGAGCCACAAGCGCAGTACGAGGCAATGTTGTCGCTGTTCCGACCAGATGACATAGTGTGGATAGGTGGAGTCAAGGATAGTGGGAATCACCCACTTCACTTCAAGACCGCAAGCGAGTGGATGCAGACACCGCCCATCGGTCAGTTTACGACCGCTGGGGTGTTTGCGGCTGGTACTATCAGCCGAGCCAATGAGAATGTTATTACACGCCGTTACCTAGTCATTGAATCAGACACGCTGACTAAGCCAGAGATGGGCGCGGTGTTCCAACTGATGCGCGATCTATTTAAGATGAAGTTGTACGCCGTTGTAGATACTGCTGGGAAGAGTTTGCATGGTTGGCTGGAGATGCCCAAGCAAGAATGGTTTGATCAACTTAAAGCTTTCCTTATCCCGCTAGGGTGCGACCCTGCTACCTTCAAACCAAGTCAGCCAGTACGGATGCCAGGTGTAAAAAGAAACGACAAAACGCAGAGTCTTTTATGGTTCTGCCAAGGAGGAAAGTAAGATGATTGAACCAGCAGTAGCACTAGGAATTAAACCCAAGACGGACGAGTGGCCGCCGATTAAACGCTATGATGAACTAATGGTGGAGAAGCTACCAGAGCCAGAGATTCTAATCGCTGGCATCTTGCATCAAGGGGGCAAGTTGTTGCTAGGTGGAGGCAGTAAGTCTTTCAAGTCTTGGGCACTCATTGATCTCGCCTTGTCGATACAGGTGGGTGGGTTGTGGTGGGGGCAGCAGTGCAAGCGTGCGAAGGTGCTGTTCATTAACTTTGAGATTCAAGAGTGGAGTTTCCGTAATCGTCTAGCTGATGTAGTGAAGGCAAAGAACCTAACCCAAGATCAAGTGGCTGACTTCGATGTGTGGACGTTGCGGGGTTACGCCGCCGACTTGACAACTATCAGACCTATCATCGAGAAGCAGATTGAGGGTAAGGGATACCAGGCGATCATTCTTGACCCTAATTATATGCTTATGGGTGATCGCGATGAGAATAACGCTGGTGACATGGCAAATTTGATGAATGAGTTTGAGGTTCTGGCAGTTAGACACAATCTTTCTGTCATATTGTCACATCATTTTGGCAAAGGAAACAAGAGTAATTCGGAATCTATTGACAGATTCAGCGGGTCAGGTGTCTTTGCACGCAATCCAGACTCGCTCGTAGTCCTTACGGCACATGAGGAGGATGAGAGGAGCTTTACTTGTGAGGTCACGCTGAGGAACTTCCCACCTTTAGACAGCTTTGTGGTGCAATGGCACTACCCACTATTCTTGACCAACTATTGCCTAAACCCAGACAATTTAAAGAAGGCTGGAGCGCACAAAGCGATCAACGATTCGGACCTACTAAAAGCAATGGGTAGCAAAGCTTGGGTAGCAAATGACTTGGTTAAAACGATGGCAGAAAAGATGGAAGTTTCGGACAGGACTGTTTATAGGTACATTAAGAGGCTGACAAACGCTGGCAAGATCGTGATAGACAACGGCTTCTATTCTGCCAACCAAGCTACTTTCTAGTCGCTGACAAAGGTACTGCCAAAGGCACTGACATCTAAGGTATGACAGACCCCTATAGTACATATAGAAATACAATCTGCAAAGGAGAGGGGGAAAGGCTCCCTGAATCCGCCTTCCCCCCAGCCGATCCGAAGCAGCCTTGAGCGTGTATTTAAAAAAACAAATGGCATCGCGGTCGGCGTGTGATAAAGTGTGCAAATGAATAAATCAAAACCTGGTCTGTATGCAAATATCAACGCCCGCCGTAAGGCAGGCACTAGCCGTCCTAAATCCGAAAGCACAATCAAACCGAAGGTGTGGCGTATGATGAAGGCAAAGAAGGGTACGTTCTGAGCCAAGATAGGGATGAGTTGAAGCTGGCTCACAAGTTTATCAGTCTGCTGCAACTGGAGAACGCCAAGTTACATGGCGTGGTTAGGTTGCTAGGTGGCCTAGTGGACGACATGGAGGCCAACTGCTCCTATGAGGTCTTCGAGGCTCAGTGGGAGGGGTTGACTACGCATATTAAGGGCTTGTCGGAATTCTTTTGCACACACCAGAAGGCACTACAATCGTTGCAGGAGGCTTGCCCTGCGGTTTGGGATCAAGATGAAGTGGACGAAACGTGAATACCCAAGATTTACCCTGTAACAGCCCAAGGCGTACCCCTGGGGGACCTAAAAAATTTGTAGTCCGTGCTTGTAAGGATGGTGAGAGCAAGACAATCCGCTACGGAGACCCCAAGATGACCATCAAGAAGGGCAATCCAGCTAGGCGCAAGAGTTTCAGAGCTAGGCACAAGTGTGACAGCAATCCACCGAGCAAGCTGACTGCTAGGCACTGGTCTTGTAAGAACTGGTGATGACTGCGACCAAAAAAACACGCCACAATGCCCCTAGAGCGTCCAAGGATGCCACTAGAAATCGTTTTAAAGGCAAATCTTGTGCTACGTACGTTCCAAACAGACCTCTAGGCAACCGAGCGTGTTGTTGCCGTATCGGTCGCTAGGCTTCCGTTTATATAGCCCTTATACACCCCTTATAGCCTGCGCTTCCGTTTTCTTGCGCTCCCGATAGTTAGCCCACCGAACGGACACCATCTTCTGATAGTGTTGCCTGGTCTTGACCTTTGTGGGACCCTTTACGCTCCCGCCTTTACGTCCGATGGTTGCGAAGTACTCCCGAATGATCTGTTCCTTGTCCATAAAGTTATTCCTCCCGCGAGAATATCTGTGCTTCCGTTTTTACATACCCCTTATGCATCTCGCCCGCATAAAGGCTACGCTGCCGTTTGAATAGCTCACTTGGGCGAGCCATTGCAAGACATTCCCGCGCCAAGGGTAGAACTTAGTTGCCGTTAGCCAGATCATCCAAGTACTGCTCTTCAAGCTCTTTACTGCTTGGCATTGAGCGTAACCGATTCTCTTCTAATTCGACTAGCTCCTCGTTAGTTCTCTCGGGTCTTGCCATATATTTATTCTTCTTTTTCATATGTCATTTTCCTTTATAGTTCCACGCTCCCGCTTAGGGCTGCGCTTCCGTTTGTAGGATGCCTGGACTATCGTCCAAGATCATTCCTCCGCTTCCCTCCGTGACGAGGGAAGACGAGGAAGGACGTTTACTCACAATGCCGATATTTGTCCCAAGGATAATTTGACCAAGTACTTTCGGCGTGCTTTATTGCGTCATCTTTTTGGTCGAAAAACCTTTTCTCCATTGGATCTATTGCCAAACAATTTTTGTAAGTTGCCGAAATCCATCCACCATTTTCACCTCCGTAGGTGCTGGATGGGTAAGCGTAAAACACGCATCTTGTTTGTGTTGCCATTTTCTGTTCTGTCATATGTCATTTTCCTTTCATTCTGTTTCTTTAGGTTTCGTTCTATCGAACTTGACCTCTCCCGCCCTCATTGACGAGGACGGACGAGGGAAAGCTTATTCCATTACCGCATGAACAACGGCCAACACTAAGCCAGCGCCAACAAGCAATCCGACAACATAGGCGCCGAGGATTTTATTGAGTGTGCTCATTTTTGATTCTCCTCCTTTCTCATTGGGTTCATTATCCATTCACCTCTAAGTGTTCTGATCTCGCAACCGCTCCACTCCATATCGTTTCGCAGTAGCCAGCGATGAGCAGAGGCACAAGAGGAGAACTTCTTCAGCATTTTTCCGTTGGTGTTGTAGATGCCCCAAGTCATTTCTGGGACTCCTTCCATTCCTCAAATACTTCCTCCGCGTTCTCGTTATACCATTCTTGGACTTTTTCCATTATGAAAAAGTAAATGGCAGACATCCCATCGTTCTCCATAGGGTTGTCACCCACTCCAGCATTCTCGTAAGCTTCTTCCAACTCTGAGCCGTGGAGATACCAAGCCGTCTTGATTTCGTGCGTATATACTGGAACGGATGAATCCACGATGGAGTGAATCGCCCCGCTGTAATCCAAGTCGTTGTTAAGGCAGGGCAAGGAATCCGTTTCTGGATTCTCTTTCAAGTGGTTTTGCAGTTCTGACTTTACATCTTCAATGGCAGACTCCACCCGATTGTCTAGTGTGTCATCAATTTCTATCGTTCTTTTCATAGTGTGTTGCTTCCTTTCGTCTTGGTTTCTTTTGTTCCCAGCCTATCGGCCAGACCGAAACGCACCTTGTGGGATGCGTTCGGGGTCTGCTCGCTTAGGGTTTTAACGCTTTGTAATTATCTCCGAATATATTGACCAACTCTTGGTGCGTTAGGTTGTAATGCTCTAAGGGGTCAACCTCAAACCTTCCGCAATCGGTTTGAAAGGGATTGGTGACAAAGATTCCCCTATGTTCAAACCCGCAAACTTGCGAGCAATGTCCGTCTAAAGAATACAAGCCGAACTCGTCTGGCTCTGTATCGGCTGAATCCTCCAAGAGGTCATCTCCGAACTCTATTGCCATAGCCCGAACCTTTTTAAAGTTCTCCTCGTCAACTCGAACGCAATCCCAGCCGTTCCAAGTTTCACAAGCAGAATATCCAATAAAGAACCTCGGCTCATCATATCGGAATATAACTTTATTATCTCCACAATCGTCTGGTGTTTTGATTTTGTTCATTTGTGTTTTTCTTTCTTTGGTTTATTTCGCAACGCTTGAGATAAACTCGCCAGCTTCTTCCTTCGTCTCAAACTGATGGAGTTCGGAGTTCCAAGGATCAACCTTTAGTAAAACAATGTAAGGCTTTTCAACTTTCATCAGCTTCCCAACAACTCCATCTGGCTTCAGCGTGAAGTCAATTAAGTCTCTGGTTTTGATTGTCGAGTCGTATCCATAGATATCTAGTTTCATATTTGTGTTTCCTTTCTTTGGTTTGGGTTAGATTGCACCGATTGACTTGTAATACTTTGCCGAAAGGTTTTGAGAAACCATCTCGCAAAGTGCCTCGCAAGTCTCTGCCTCGTGATCGTCCGAATCAATGCGATTCGCAGTCGAGGCAATCTCGTGAAGAAGATCTCCGAGATTGGAGAGCGTTTCAATCGTAACGATTCCTTCCCGCAACTTTTCAAGAATGCTTGCGGTTGTGTCTAGATCGTCACGCTCGCAACGAGTGGCAAAACCTTCAGAGATTTCGAGGGAATCAAATCGCAGAGCTTTAGCCGTCTGCTTTTCGGCTGTTGGTTGTGTGTTTTTCATAGTGTGTATTTTCTTTCTTTGGTTGGTGGTTATTTTCTGGAGTTTCTTTTCGCTACATAGAAAAGATATCTTTGTGCGTGCTCATTCATATACTCAACCAGATCCTCAATCTCTCTTCCTCCGCCAGTAAGATATGTTCCCTTATACCACGCTGACCAAGCAAGCTTAGGTTGGCCTTGAGAGCCAATTTTACCATCTAAACTAAAACCAATAAACTCTGATTTTCTAAATTTAACTCCAAGATTTTCCCAAGCTTTTGCATTGCGTTGAATTTTGCGAGTGGCTTTAACCGCACTCACCTCGGTGTTTTCTGCTGTGTGTTTTGTTTTCATAAACTCAATCTACTTAACCCGCCTAAGTATGTCAACACTTTATTTTGATTTATTTTCGGGTATAGTGAATGAGTGGAGCAAATAGAAGAAAGCAAAGTTGGCCGCAAAACTTCACTAACCCCAGAGATTCAAGAAAAACTCTTAGGATATATCCGCAAGGGTTTGACCTATGAACGAGCAGGAGAAGCCTTGGGAATATCACCAGCCACCATCCAGAACTGGCAAGCAAGAAACAAGCAATTCGACAATGCTTTAAAAAAAGCAAGGCGTGACCTAGAGGTATCCTTGCTCGATTCCATCAACCTTGCGGGGGAGAAGAGTTGGCAAGCCAAGGCGTGGATGGCTGAGCGAATCTTTCAATATGCTCAACCCAGTGCCCGTCTGGCAGTTACGCAAGAACACACGCATGGAATATCCTCGAACTTGGCATCGCTGTTGGCGGGGATTGCGGTGAAGAAGAAGGAGAAGAAAGCGGAAGTCATTGATCTGCCCATACTTACAAAACCCCAAACGCAACTCCATTCAACACCAACGACTTCCACTCATAAGTCGCCAATTGAATATTGTATTAATAAACTGCCCTTGATAAACAACGACTTACAGAAAACATCTATTAATATTCCTAGGGTCAAACACAAGCGAATGAGACTAAGGAAGCCAAGGCAATCCAGCCAAGCCACCACCACACCACCCGCCACGCCCCCAGCCCCCGTCTGATACACATAACCCCCCCTAAATTATTGTGGCTCAAAACAAAAAGAGGTTCTAGCACACCACTATGCCAAAACCCCCCAAGCGTAGCCAAGAAGAGGCGTTAGAAGACCTTGGTAAACCAGCCAATTTCGCATCTAACGCATTGGGCATCAATCTCTATGACTGGCAACGGAAGGTACTGCGCGATTTAGAGCCAAGAGACTGTCGCGTAGCTCTGCGTGCAGCTAACGGCTCGGGCAAGACCAGTACAGTTATTTCGTCTATTTTGATATGGCACGCCCTCGTTTACCCCCGCTCAATTGCTGTCACAACCGCTGGCGTGTACCGACAAGTTGAAAGTCAGTTGTGGCCTAGCCTACGCCATCACATTTCTAAACTCGGTGGGGCATGGGAAGTGACATCTGGCGAGATCCGCTACCTCCACCCCAACGGCAATACGAGTCGCATTATCGGCTATTCAGCGACTGATGCGGGTCGCGCAGAAGGCTGGCACGCCGAGGATCACGACAACCATCCTCTGCTCATGGTAGTGGACGAAGCCAAGACTGTAGCCGACCCTCTATTCGAGGCTATCAGCCGTTGCCAACCAACCAGACTGTTGATCGCATCCAGCCCAGGCGGGTCTAGCGGCGCGTTTTACCGCGCCTTCACCAAGGAGGCTGATATGTGGAAGAAGCACGCTGTCACAGCGTTTGACTGCCCCCACATCACACAGGTACAGATTGATGAGGTTATCCAACGTTACGGCGAGAAGCACCCGCTAACCCGCTCTATGATCTACGGCGAGTTCGTTGACATAGGTTCCGAGAGCCTTGTCATTAGCCTAAACCAACTTCAGCATTGCTTAACCACTCCACCTAGATTCAAACCTGGCACTAGGGTAGCAGGCGTGGACTTTGCAGCAGGCGGGGATTGCAACGTGCTGGCAATAAGAGATGGCAATAAGGTTCTGCCATTCCTAGCTTGGCGTGATCGTGACACGATGGCAGCGGTTGGTAGATTCATCGTAGAGTTTAAGAAGGCTGGGCTAGAGGCTAACAACATATTTGCCGATGCGAGTGGGTTGGGTATGCCTATGTGCGATGCGCTGGCTGAGGCAGGCTGGGAGGTTAACCGAGTCAACTTTGGTTCTACTGCCTACGATGCGGATGCCTATACCAATCGGTCTGCTGAGATGTGGTACGGCATGGCAAAGAAGATTGATGGGGCTGAGATCATCTTGCCAGAAGACGATGACCTAACTGCACAGCTAACTTGCAGGAAAAGCTTGGTTAACTCTAAAGGCAAGCTAGGCGTGGAATCTAAAGATTCGATGCGTGCCAGAGGTCTTGCCTCGCCCGACAAGGCTGATGCACTTGCTTTATGCTTGGATGGTGGCAACATGAGGTTCGACTTGACCTTTCAGATCGAAAGGCCAACTTGGAAATCACTTCAAGCTATGATGGCGTTTCACGACCCTGTCATGGCTGGGTTTGAAGCAGGAGGATAAAACTAATGAATATATGGAACTGGATCACATCGAATTGGACAGAAGTGGTTGCCGCCGCTGGTGGCATTGTGCTCGTTGCGCGAATCATTGTTAAGCTCACTCCCACTCCAGCGGATGACTCGATCTTGGAAAAGGTCGTTGCATTCCTGAAGACTGTCGGGTTAAACATCAAATAAATTTAAGTGATCGGTGCGATACTACAAATCATCGCATCAGTCCTTCGCCTCATACCAGGTTGGTATGAGAAGCGTGTTGACAAGAACGCTACCGAGTGGAAGAACAATCGCGAAGCTATTGATCGTGAACTTGGCTCTGTTGCTTGGTGGGTGCGCGACAACAAGTCCGATAACGAACACGACAGGGGCAGTTGAGTCGTTAATGAAAGACGATAACTACCCTGCGGTTCGCAGTGCCTCTCCAGCCATTCGAGCTTGGTCAAAGAAGGCACTTGACTATGTTAACGATCTTTCTTATGAACTTCAAAGGGAGCGCAACAAATGAACGCTAAAGATACACGCAGGAATGATTATTACACACGGATTATTGACTCGCTCAACCAGCGTGAGACTTGGGAGAATCGCCAACGGCTGTTCTACCAAGCTCGCTATTTTGGTGTTAGGCGCAAGATTAAGCCTTGGCCGACAGCAGCAGACCTACACGTTCAGTTAATTGACTCTGCTATCGAGAGGTTAAAACCTTCCTTCGTCAATAGCGCAATTGGTAACGACATCCTTTCCAGCTTCGTTCCTATGCGCCAGCAGTTGGCTCCGCTGACAGTATCAGCCGAGCGTTGGTTTGATTACCAGATGCGTGAGCGTACCAACTTCCAGAAGGAGATTGTTTCCGTCATCGACAACATCCTGCTCTACGGGCGTGGAGTAGCTAAAGTTATCTGGAACGAGGACAAGAAGCGTATTGACTTCGAGGCAATTGACCCCTTCCACATCATCGTTCCTTCCTACACAAAGGAGTTTAAAGATGCTGATTTCATTGTTCACATCATCTCAACAAGTGTCGATTCCTATAAGGCGAATCCCTTGTACAAGCAGGGAGACGAGTTCGTTAAAATCATTTCGGGTAAACCCTCGAAATCAGTGGGCTTACGAAGTGAGATTCAGGACGAGATTTACAGGCGCGAAGGAATTACTCAAGAAGCTGATAACGATCGTATTGTCCTTTGGGAAATGTACACGCCCTCAGAAGATGGATGGAAGGTCGAAACCTTCAGTCCTTTGGTTATAGAAGATGACATTCGCAAACCCTTTACGCTACCTTACCGACATGGTGAACCACCTTTCGTAGATTTCCCCTATGAGGTCACAGGGGGCGGTTGGTATAGCCCTCGCGGAGTTGCAGAGATCCTCCTCCCTAGCGAGAATCTGTTATGTAAGCTGAAGAATTCGCTCTCAGATTACGTTGAGCTTGCCAACCGACCCGTCTTTGAAGCACAGAATCCTATCTCGCTCAATACAGCGAATCTAAAAATGCAGCCTGGCCAGATCCTGCCACAAGGATTAAAGCCAGTTCAATTTAGCCAACCTCCATTTGACTTCCAGAAGTTGATGCTTGATGAGCGTCAACTTGCTGAACAGCGTATGGGCAACCCAGACTTTGGCGCAGGCTCGCAGTATAACGCTGGTGACAGGAAGACTGCTACCGAGATTCAGGCGTTGCAGTCGCAGTCAGCCGCCTCTGGCGATCTTCGCAATCGTATGTTTAGGATGGGTCTATCCCACCTATTTAAACAATCTTGGTCACTCTACACGCAGTACAACAAGAAAGACTTGATGTATCGGTATGCGGAAGAGACAGGTTCAATGCCACCAGACGGCATCCATGATGAGTATTCGATTGAACCAAAGGGCGGATTAGACTTTATTAACCGCCAGTTTGCCTTGCAGAAGTCAGTATCGCGGATGCAGATGTTCCAAAACAATCCTTTCATCAACCAGGGAGAACTGGTTAAATCAGTCCTTGAACAAGACGATCCATCGCTGGTCCGTAGGCTCTACCAAGATCCTAACGCTGCCTCTGGGGATCAAGCTGAAGATCAAGCGACTGAAATTGCGACCATGCTCACCACAGGCTTCCCTGTCGCTATCAAGCCTAGCGATGATCACAAGGCGCATATATCCGTTCTCTTTGCGTTTAACCAAGCTGCTCAACAGCGGCAACAGCAGGTCGATCAGAGCGCAATGCAAGTTCTGATGGCACACTTACAACAGCATTTAGCAGCGTTGGAGAAGATTGATCCCAACACATCCCGCGCAATTCAAAAACAGCTTCGAGATGCAGGACAAGGCCAGATGCAACAACAGGGGCAACAATTGCCACCTGAAGCGATGCAAGGCCAAGCACCAGCACCGATGCCTGCTTGAGAGTACCAGTAATGCGAGATGCCTTCCAAGCGGAAGGTTTAACAAAACTGTGTGAGTGGGCGAATGAGGCGGGTGCTAATAATAAGGCGGTTGAGATTGGGTCTTACAGCGGGGAAGGTACAGTGGTTATTGCTAAACATTTCAAGGAGGTTATGGCGGTTGATCCTTGGATGAATGGGTATGACATTAACGATGTGGCAAGCCAGCAATGCCCGATGAAGTTTGTCTTTGAGGCTTTTAAAGAACGCACCGCTCCGCTTGGAAATGTTTTACACAGCAGAAGTAAAAGCCTAGATGCTTTGCAGTTCTTTAGAGATGACGAGCTAGACTTTATTTACATAGACGGAGATCATCGCTACGAAGGCGTGCTTGCAGACTTGAATGGATGGAAGCCCAAGCTTAGGGCTGGCGGGATAATGGCTGGGCATGATTGGAGCCTTAAGACTGTCCAAAAGGCTTTGGTTGAGGTATTTAAGGATAAGGAAGCAGTTATATTTCAAGGGGATTCATGGGGTATAAAGCTATGAGAAAACTAAAAGCAGCACTGGCGTTCATGCGCGACCAAGAATGGATCAATGAACCTAAGTGGGAAGATGAGGATGAGAAGGCGTGGACAGGCTTTCTATCCACACTTACAGGCAAGAAGCTTAGTCTTATACTTTTGAACCTAACCCTACGCCAGAACGCATCAGCAGTAATGAAAAAGCATGATGTACTTGCAGATGCTTGTGGTTATGCTAAAGGATTTAGAGGGTGTGTTGCGACCTTAGAATCGCTCGCATCCCAAAAACTTAACTCCGCCGTCCCAGGCTATGGGGATGGAGATTGGATGAGCCAGTAGCCAATTAACCTTTAGGTAGAATGACTCCCTACCGACAAGTGTAAAGAAAGGGTCAAAATGGCCGATTCACCAGAAGTTACTGAACTGGATATGCTGAAACTAGCGGCGGCAGCCGATGCAGGATTGGAAACAATTCCGCAGGATGAGCCGATAGTAGAAGTAGAAACAGAGGTTGCTTCAAGCGGAGATACCGAGCAGGAACCCGCGCCTGCTGAAAGAGCCGAAACAAACAAACGTGGAGCCTCGGATGAGGTTCCAGCCTCTAAGGAGAAATCCGAAGAAGCAAGTTCTTTAACAGATCAACCTTCAAAAATCAACTCGGAATCGGATTCCGAACAGAAAAAGCCTAGCCGATATGAGAAGGCAAAGAGCAGACTCGAAAAAGAGTGGGAAGATGTTAGAGAGGAAAAAGCAAGACTCAAGGCAGAGCGTGAATCAATCGAACAGGCGAAAGCCCAACGAGAGACTTCGCAATCTAGTTCTGAGGCGCAGAAAACTGGAAACCGCCGCTTTAGTGCGGAGGATTACAGGGAAGCGGCAAAAAGCTATCGTGACGAAGGCCGTGATGATCTTGCAAAACTCGCAGAACAAAAGTCCACTGAAATCGAAGTCGAGGACAAGAAGGCGTTTGAGCAAAAGGTACATACTCAGTTAAAATCTGAGTGGGACAAAAACCTCATGGAAGAGGTTGATGCAAACCCAGACCTTAAAGACTCAAACACTCCATTGTACAAAGCCGTATCGGAAATGTTGCAAAACCACGCCATCCTGCGTAATTACCCCGCTGGTATTAAGGATGCTGTTGGAATTGCAAGGGTTAAAATCAAAGCGGACTCCGCTTCCGAGTTGTCAAAGAAGGTTGCAGAGTATGAGTCAGAATTGGCTCAACTCAGAAAAGCGACTACACCTGGTTCTGGTCAACCCAAAGGTCCAGCCAAGACTAAAGCTTTTCACGAACTCTCGCTCGATGAGCAAGAACGTGAATTGATGAGAATGGCTGGCGAGGCTGACAGAAACGGATAGTCACAACCCAAAAAGGTAATTAAATTATATGGTAACTACAGGCTCAGTCAGCGCGCAATTCCAAACATACTTTTCAAAAGCATTGTTAGAACGCGCAATCCCACTGCTCCAGATGGAGCAGTTCGCAATGAAATCCCCCTACCCGACCAAAACGGGTGGCAACAAAACGATTCGGTTCTTCCGCTTCGGCGATCCCAGCATCACTGCGATCTCCAATCTGTCGGAAGGAACGACTCCTGCCTCTGGTGACGAGCGTGATCTCACGTTGTCCTCGGTGGAAGCCACGCTTGTTCAGTACGGCAGCAAGATCATCCTCACGGATATTTTGCTCGCAACCGAACTGTTCTCGCACTTGGCACAAGCCACGAAACAATTGGGCGAAGATGCCGCACTCCACGCTGACACACTCTGTCATCGTGCGTTGGTGCAGGATTCCTCGACCAGCACTGGTACTGGTGTAGCAGTCAAATCGTACAATCGTTATGCTCAGAACAGCACTAACGGCACGACTTGGGCTACTGGTTCAGTTGCTAACAGCGCAATGACCGCCACCGACTTGCTCGATGGTGCGACTTCGTTGTTCATCGCTCGCGCACCTAAGATCAAAGACGGCTACGCTCTTGTAGCGCATCCCGCCGTTCTTCGTGATTTGATGCAGGACGATGATTGGTTGAAGGTGTCCAGCTATCAGAATGCCGATGCCATCTACAAAGGTGAAATCGGAAAACTGTTTGGTGTGGCCTGCGTTTCGTCAACAAACGTGCAGACCTTTAATACCTCTGCCTCTGGTATCGCTGAATCCAGCGTGGGAACAACTGGTGTCAACACTGGTTATGCCAACGTCCTCCTCGGTGGTGGTGCGTTTGGTGTTCCTAATATGTCTGCCCTTGCAGCTTCTGGCTCGCCCTTCTCCCCGAAGGTGTCGATCCTTGATGCGGCTGACAAAAGCGATCCCTATAACCAAAAAATTATTGCGTCCTTTAAGACGTTCTATGCGGCCAAGCAACTCGATCCTCGGTTCTTCCGAGTCATCGTTGCGAAGTCGAACTATAGCTGATAATTAAATGGGAACCCTAGTAATTGCTATGGGTCCTCGGAAAGCTGGGGAGGGTAAAACCTCCCCAGCCTCTTCCTCACTTGAGAAACCAATGAATAAAATGACAAAATCTGGAGTGGTAATGCTTCCTATCTCTAAGTTTGAGATGAACGAAGGTGATGAGAACGTATCCCCCGAGGTTGGCGATTCTGTTGAGCTTACTGGAATTGTTAGCATGATTAAGAATGGTGTTGCCCACATTGAAGTGGAGAACGCTGTTACTGATGGTGCGCCTGAAGATATGTCGCAAGACATGGCTGAAGGTGAAGACAGCTCCGAGGAAGACAAGATGATGAAGATGGCCGAGGAATCTGATAAGGAAAACTATAGCTAATGCCTGTTTACGAGTACGAGGACACCAGAAATGGAAAAGTTGTCGAACTCGAAAAGACAGTAGCCGAAAGGGATAAAGTCCCTCGTTACCTTAAAAGATTCACAGTCCCTCGAAAATTAACCCTAGTGGGTGTTGGCGAACCCCTCGACAACCCGCTGGGAGTTAATGAAACAAATTTGATGAAGGGGTACTACCGCCAGGAACAAAAGCTTGGTAGTAGGTTCAAAAGTAAGTACACGCCAGATAGTATCAAACGTGCAACTTTAAGGAGAAAAAAAATATGAGTAATGAGTTTATTCGCAGTCCATTAAAGGCGAAGAATAGGGCAGTTCGCATTGACGCTCAAAACTTCACAAACGTCATTGAGTTTACGGCAAGTTCCAGCGGTGGCACAGTTAACACTGTTGCTACTTCCCCTGCGTCCTTGAATGTAACTCTTAACGGCACGTCCTATCGGATTGCCCTTCACACCTAATGTCTCGCGCATTAGATAAGTTCCAAGGTCAGTACGGATTTTCCGTAGGAAGCACTGGAACGGCAACTCCTGGCTATTGGGCGATCCAAATGCTTTCAGATACCACATTCAGCGCAATCGCTGGTAAATATGATGGCACTCTGACAGGCGTGACGATTGGCTCAGGCAACATCATCTATGGCGAGTTCGACAGCTACACGGCTGGAACTGGCAAGGTGATCGGCTACATAGCTGGTTAATTGTGTTCGCAGTCATTCAGCCCAAGGTTCAATCCCCTGGCGGATGATTGCATTTTAATTATATGCCAAGACTATCCTTAGGATTAGGAGTACAGACAATCCGCAAGGTTGGTGGTGGCGGAGCCGCACCTCTTGGCCTTCCAGCATCATTCACAATGACATTGACTCCAAGCAATACTGAAGATCTTGCTGGAGGATGGATTAAAGAAACTGGAAATTATGCTTACGCTTGGCCTTTTAATTTTTATTACAAAACAAATGATTCAAGACTTTCTGAGGGGGGCTCAGCCTATGGAATGTATGGGTATATAAATAATAATTGGGAATTTAGAGGGTGGGATGATGAAAATCAAGAATTAGCCAGTAATACATACCCATTATCTCAAGCCCCAACAAATCAAACATCTGTTCCAAGAACACAAACTCTTTTTCATGGAGCTGGCGACAGTACGATGACAAACTCGTAATGCATTTTCACCATCACCGCCGCTTGATGAACACCCCCTAGCGTGATAAACTAAAAAGGACAAATATATGGGCAGGCAATTAAATCAAATCCTCTCCGACTTGAGTAACATCACAAGTGGTACTTCGGTCATCAATGTTAATTTAACTGACATCGAAGCGTTACTAACCACGCTCCAGGCGGATGTTGCGGATGGCATTCGATTGCCCAACGCGACAACTGGTGGAACAGGTCCGACTACATTTACCAGCACTAGCTACGGCACGATTGCTACAGCAAGTACAGGCAGGCTGGGATGCCAGATATTTTCAGAAGGCCCAGGTACGCTCCATGTAACTTTGGGCACATCCACCACATCTACCAGCCTGTACACAGCTCGCCTTTCTAGTGGTGACTACTTTGAAGCACCATCCAACTACACTGGCCTAATAGGTGGCATCTTCGCCACCGCTGGCACGGCTAGGGTGACGGAAGTTAGCTAGGAGTAGGCGATGGCTTTATTTAGACCGCAACAAAATCCAGTCTCGTTTTTAAGGAATATCAGAAGATTTAGTATTGCCAACAATGCTAATTCTTCTGGTGGGGCAGGCTCATCAGGGATTGGAGGTTGTGCGGTTAATTGCGGTACTACTGCTATTGCTTATGGTAAAACTGCATTTAGTTCAGCATTTAGCGCACTCACTCAAAGAAGCGGATCTGGCGTTGATTTAGTTTCTGGCGTTGGAGTTTGTGCCGTTGGATTGATTTCAATAGGCGTATCGGTAAGTGGCCAAGCCTTTCGAGTTATTGTGGGAGATGACAGCGCATCTGTTGTTCCAGCGGTTTCAACAAGCAACGCAATCTCAACAAGAGGATTTGGCTTTGAGGTTTTCAACAATGCGGGAACTAGAACAGTTCGCCTATTTGCACACGATGGCACAACCTACTCTACTTCATCTGGATTAACTTCATTTAATTTTAGCTCGTTAAATAGATTCTATGGATTCTGGGTAAAGAATGATTCGCTCGGGAATGTTTACCTCTACATGTCACAAACAACCGCAGATGATACAGGCCCCTTGCCAGTATTTACAGACTCTCCAGTTTTAACAATGACTGGCGGGCCAACTGCCAACACAAGTGCAAAAAGGTATGTCACCTTTCAGGCCATAACTGATGGAGTTAATAATCCAGCAAGCGCAAATGCAGTATTATGCCAATTTGAAGAAGTTCAATTTACGCAAGGCATCTAAAATGCCCCTCCTCCTCCTCGCCCTCTGCTTGTGCTCCTGCTCGCCTAAGAACACACCTAGCTCTGGCCTGCCAGACTACAGCGACATGGGTGCAGCCTCCGATGCAGGCAAGACCCCCAGCCCAACCTTGAATAAGAAAACCTCTTATTAAACATGAAAACCATAGGCATCTGGCTGATCAATTTGAGTTTGCGTTTAGTGATGACGCGATCCGAGTACACTTGCTTCCAGGAGGCGTTAAAGTTTGCGGTAGAGAACAACAACATGGTCAAGGAGACAAAGTATGTAGGCAAGGTGAAGCACCTCCTATCGGTCAACCGCTCAATCAAACGGATTGTGGACGATGGCAGGGATCGGGACGAGGTGACGGATGCGGTTGTCCATCTTGCAGTTGCACTAAGATACTTGGAGGGTAGGGGTCGTGAGTCTTGACGAGGTTGCCGACCTGCGGGAGAAGGTGCAGAGCGTAGCAATTGCGCTAGTCCGAATGGAAGAACGCCAGATGACCTTGTACTCAATGATTGAACGCTCACTTGCTTTTCATGGGGATGTTGCTAATAGATTAGGTGCGCTTGAGACCTTAAAGACGAAGGTTTTGGCTGTAGCTGGAGTCGTTGGGCTGGCCTGCTCAATGG